ATATCGAGGGTTTTGTTTAAACAGACCTGACAAAACATTTAATAAACTTTCTAAAAGTGAAAGAGAATTAGGTGGTATACCAAACACGTCAGAAGATGTTAAACAATCACACGCGTCTGCCATCGAATCATATATTGAAAAATATATAGGTATTGATACGGATGGAGTGCATAGAGTACAAGGTGATATGGGTGATATGTATTTTCAAAGAACACTTGAAGATTGGGCCAAGTTTGATATAAATAATAGAACTAAGTTTGATGCTTCCATAAGCTCAGGATTAGCAGTTATGGCAAACCAAAAACACTTATATACACCGACTAAAGAAAAGACAAAAATTAGCATTAACTTTGCAAGATATAATAACAGCGAAAAAGTTAGTCGAATTATTAATAAATGAAACAAGTAGAAATTAACTTAAAAGCAGCTGCATTTCCAGATGAATTTGCCTCCGATGCACAAAAAGATACAGCGGAGTACGGCCTGCAAGTTGGACAGGCTATTCAATATGAATGGTTTAGAAAAGATAATGGGTCATGTAGATATTTTAATCAGTATGCTGAGTTCAACAGGTTGCGTCTGTACGCACGTGGTGAACAGTCTGTACAAAAGTATAAAAACGAAATTGCTATTGATGGCGATTTATCCTACCTTAATTTAGATTGGACACCAGTTCCAATAATTCCAAAGTTTGTAGATATTGTAGTAAATGGTTTAAATGATAGATTGTTTAAAGTAAATGCTTTTGCAGAAGATGCAATGTCAGCAGAAAAAAGAGATGAGTTTCAAAAGAAGATAGAAGGAGAAATGATTGCTCGTCCTTTATTTCAACAAATTGAAGAAGATTTTGAGTTAAATGTATTTCAAACTGCAGAAGATGAATTACCAGAAAACGATGAAGAGCTGGAATTATTTATGCAAATGAAATACAAACCAGCTGTAGAGATTGCAGCTGAAGAAGCTATAGATACTGTATTAAATCAAAATCATTATCAAGATATTAGAAAAAGAGTTGATTATGACATCATGACTATTGGTGTTGGTATGACTAAACATCAGTTTTTACCAGGTCAAGGTATTGAAATTAATTATGTAGACCCAGCGAACGTAGTATATAGTTATACTGAAGACCCTTATTTCAAAGATTGTTTTTATTGGGGTGAATTAAAAACTATACCAATGGCTGAGCTTGTAAAAATAAATCCTGACATAACTAATGAGGAGATGGAAGAGATAGCAAAGTATAGTCAGTCATGGTATAATTATTATAATAATGCACAATACTATGAAAACTCTTTGTTCTATAGAGATACATGTACATTATTATATTTTAATTATAAAACTACTCACACATTTGTATATAAGAAAAAAGAAATGCCAGATGGTACTTTCAAAGTTGTACAAAAAGATGAGAGCTTCAATCCGCCAGAAGAAATGATGGCTGAAGGAAAGTTTGAAAGAGTTGAAAAAAAGATAGAAGTATGGTATGATGGTATTATGGTTATGGGAACAAACATTCTTTTGAAATGGGAGCTTGCAGAAAATATGGTTAGACCTAAAGCTGCAAGTCAAAACGCTTTACCTAATTATGTTGCTTGTGCTCCAAGACTATATAAAGGAATGTATGAATCTTTAGTTAGAAGAATGATTCCTTTTGCTGATTTGATTCAGGTAACACATTTAAAGTTACAGCAAGTAATATCAAGAATGGTCCCAGATGGTGTTTTTATAGACGCTGACGGACTTAATGAGGTTGACTTAGGTACAGGTAACGCTTACAATCCAGAAGACGCTCTAAGGCTTTATTTTCAAACTGGTAGTGTAGTAGGTAGAAGTTTTACTCAAGATGGTGAGTTCAATAATGCTAAGGTTCCAATAACACAACTAACATCAAATAGTGGTGGGGCTAAAATGCAAATGTTAATAGCTAACTATAATCACTATCTTGATATGATTAGAACTGTAACTGGTTTAAATGAAGCTCGTGATGGTTCTACCCCTAATCCTGACGCATTAGTTGGTGTACAAAAATTAGCTGCACTAAATTCTAACACTGCTACCAGACATATATTGAACGCCAGTCTGTACATTACCAGAAGATTAGCAGAGGGTATAGTTTTAAGAACAGCAGATGTTTTAGAATACTCTGAATTTAAAGACCAGTTTGCTATGCAAATTGGTAAGTATAATTTAAACTTACTTGAAGATATTAAAAATTTATATCTGTATAGTTTTGGAATATTCTTAGAATTAGCTCCAGATGAAGAAGAAAGAGCAATGCTTGAAGCAAATATTCAGATGGCTTTATCTAAAAATGATATTAACTTAGAAGATGCGTTAGACATTAGAGAGATACATAATCTAAAAATGGCCAACCAACTTCTTAAAACTAAAAGAAAAAAGAAAGCTCAAATGGAACAGCAGCAAGCTCAAATGCAACAAGCCGCACAAGCTGAGATGCAGCAACAAGCAGCTATGATGTCAGCACAACAAGAGCAGCAAAGAATTGCAGCAGAGACTCAATCTAAAATGCAGGTTAAACAAGCTGAAATAGCTATGGAAATAGAAAAGATGAAGAATGAGGCTATGTTAAAATCACAGTTAATGGAAACTGAGTTTGCTTATAACATGCAGTTAAAAGGTATAGAACAGTCTCAAATTGATGCAAGAGAAAAGGCAAGAGAAAAAGGTAAGTCAGATAGAATTAGTCAAGCTAATACTCAACAGTCTAAACTTATCGAACAAAGAAAAAGAAATTTACCAGCAGTAAAGTTTGAATCAAATGAAGATACTTTAGATGGTTTTGATTTGGCAGAGTTTGGACCTAAATAATTTTTTATGGGCAGTCTTCCTCCTATGTTTAGTGATTTCAACATCAAGAAATATAAAGTAATTAAGTATCCCTCTGACGTAAGTTTACAAACTCTTAACGAAATAAAATCTTTGCAAACTCAACGCATGGATGTTGCTTACGCGGATAAATATGATGATATCAACGAGTCGTTTAAACGACTCTTTCAAAACCGAACAAGAGAATATCCAGAAGAATTAATAAATGATGTAATAGAAAATTCTTCTAAGGTTATTTTAAAAATAAAAAATTATCACGATAGACCAAGACCTGATAAGCTGGCAAAAAAATTTGGCATAAGTTTGTTGTATCATAAAATGAAAAGTGCACAGACACCAGCTTTTCCGTCAGGACATTCAGCTCAGGGTAGAATGATAGCATTAATTTTGGGAGATATGTTTCCTGAAATGAAAAAAGAAATTATGGATGTTTCAAACCATATATCTAAAAGCAGAATAGTTGCACGTGTGCACTACAAATCTGACAAAGAGGTGGGTGAAAAACTGGGAGAAGACATGTATAACTATTTGAAAAACGCCTAAAAATGGTAAATAATTATTGTTTAATTTTGTTAAAAATTTAATCTAATGGAAATAAAAGTAAAAGCAGTGGATGGCAACACTCAAAAATCAAAAGCCGAAATAGAAGAGCAGTTGTTGCAAAAACATGAAGCTCAACAAAATGAAACTCAAGCTAAGGAGAAGCCTGAAAAGGTGGAACCACAAGCAGAAGTAAAGGAAAAACCAGCAGAGGAAACTCCAGCTGCAGAAGAAAAAACTCCCTCGTCAGAGTTAAATGACGAACATGTTCTTAATTTTATTAAAGAAAGATATAATAAAGACATTAATTCAGTACAAGAATTATTTGAAACAAAAGAATCAAATGTAGAATTGCCTGAAGATGTTAAATTATATTTTGATTATAAAAAAGAAACAGGCCGTGGAATCGAAGACTTTTATAAATTACAAAAGAACTACGATGAAATGGACGAAGATTCAGTTTTAGCTGACTATCTCGGTGTTCAGGAGGAAGGTCTTGATGCCATAGATATTCAAGATATAATGGACGACAGATTCGGATATGATAAAGAAGAAGATGACGAAAAGGATATTAAGAAGAAAAAGTTAGCTAAAAAGAGAGAGCTTGCAAAAGCAAGAAAGTTTTTTAAAGAACAGAAAGATAAGTATAAAGTCCCTCTTGAGTCAAGTGGGGGTGGATTATCTGATGAACAAGAAAACAATCTTAATGCTTACAAGACAATGTTAGAGGAATCTAATTCTCAGAAGGAAAGCTTCCAGCTTATGAGAAAAAATTTTGAGGAGCGTACAAACAAAGTGTTTGGCGATGAATTCAAAGGTTTTGAGTTCAACGTTAGCGACGACAAATCTATTCTCTATAAACCAGGGACTGCTGAAGAATTAAAGAACAAGCAGATGGATTTCAATAATTTCATCTCAAAATATAATGATGAGAATGGACTTATGAAAGACGCAGCGGGATATCATAGAGCTATGTCAATAGCTATGAATCCTGAAAAGTTTGCAAAGTTTTTTTATGAGCAGGGTGTTGCTGCAACAGTAGATGATGTAGCAAGAAAATCTAAGAATATCAATATGGATGTTCGTAGAGCCCCGCAACTTAGCACGAAAAATAGTTTAAAAATAAAAGCTGTAGGAGATACTTCGAGTGGTAGAGGACTCAAAATTAGAAGTATTAAAAAAGTTTAACAAATTAAAATTTTAAAGTTATGGCAGTAAATATTAGCCCTGGCTTCGATTTACAACCTTCGGCTCAACAGGTTCCTGTTGAAACGAATTATATCAAAGATTTTGATTTCTTGAATCAGTATCTACCAGATACTTACGAGAAAGAATTTGAAAGATATGGTAATAGAAGCATTAGTTCATTCCTACGTATGGTAGGAGCAGAAATGCCTTCTAACTCTGACCTTATTAAATGGGCAGAGCAAGGAAGATTGCATATTAAATACAAAGCATGTACTTCAGCAGCAGCTGCAGGTACAGACTCTGGAGCAGTTTGGACAATTCCAAATAACTTAACTAACTTCAATCCTGCGTTAGCTAACCCTAACACAGCGAGAGATGCTAAAAACGTTATTAGAGTAGGTCAAACTGTAATGATTTCAGACAACACTCCAGGTTCATCACTAACAAACAAAGCGATTGTTACAGCTGGACCAACTAACGCAAACCCAAATACATTTACAGTAGCTTATTATGAAGCAGCTGGACAATCAGTAGCAGCGGGTGTAGCATGTGATGTCTTTATTTACGGTTCTGAATTTGCAAAAGGAACTGAAGGAATGGTAGGTTCATTAGAATCTGACGATTTCTTTTTTGACAATAAGCCAATTATCTTAAAAGATAAATACTCTGTATCAGGTTCTGATATGGCACAAATTGGCTGGGTTGAAGTAAGTGGAGAAGACGGAGTAAGTGGATACTTATGGTATCTAAAGTCTGAGCACGATACAAGACTAAGATTTGAAGACTACATGGAAACAGCTTTAGTAGAAGCAGTACCAGCTGAAGCAGCTTCAGGTGCTGGTGACTATTTACAAGGTACAGGTGCAGCTGCGTCTGTTGCTGGATTAAGTGGTTCTAAAGGTGTATTCTTTGAAGTAGGCGCAAGAGGTAACGTTTATGGTGGCGGTAACCCAACATCATTAGCTGACTTCGACAGCATTATTCAAAGATTAGATAAGCAAGGTGCAATCGAAGAAAATGTAATCTTCGTAAACAGAAACTTCTCATTTGATATTGACGATATGTTATCAACACAAAACTCTTACGGAGGTGGTGGTACATCTTATGGTCTATTTGACAATGATGAAGAAATGGCACTTAACCTTGGTTTCTCTGGATTTAGAAGAGGTTATGACTTTTATAAGTCTGACTGGAAATACCTAAATGACCCAACTATGAGAGGTGGATTAGTAGCAGGTGGTATCAATGGACTATTAGTTCCAGCTGGTTCTACTTCAGTTTATGACCAAATACTTGGTAAAAACGCTAAGAGACCATTCTTACATGTAAGATATAGAGCTTCTGAAGCAGAAGATAGAAGATATAAAACTTGGATTACTGGCTCAGCTGGTGGAGCAAGAACATCTTCTTTAGATGCGATGGAAGTTAACTTCTTATCTGAAAGAGCAGTTTGTGTTTTAGGTGCAAACAACTTCTTCTTATTCCAAAACTAATAAGAAGTAAACACTAATATTAGGGGAGGTATACTCCTCCCCTGATATTTTTTATTAATCAAATTAAATTTAAATTAAATGAAAAAAGTAAATAAAGATAAATACGCAGATAAAGCCTATAGATTACTACTTAGGCAAATACCGCTAACTTATATGTTAGCTTCAAGACACACCAACAGGTCCCCACTATTATGGTTCGATGAAGAAAAAGGAGTCAATAGACCTCTTAGATATGCACGAAATCAAAAGTCTCCATTCGAGGATGAGCAAGATGGAAATGCAGTATTAGAACCTGTAATGTTTGAGGATGGTATGTTGTCAGTTCCAAGAACTAATCAAGCACTTCAAAAATTTTTATATTACCATCCATCTAATGGTAGTGTTTTTGAAGAAATCAACAATGAAAAAGATGCAGCTGCAGAATTAGCTTTTGTTGAAATGGGATTAGAAGCCCAAATTATGGCAAAGAATTTAAAAGGTGATGAGCTTGTTACAGTATGTAGAGTTCTAATGGGAGGTGCAGCCGATAGGCTTACAACCTCTGAATTAAAAAGAGATGTATTGTTATATGCAAAAAATAATCCACAAGATTTTATAGAAACAGTCAACGACCCTATGTTAAATTTATATGGAGATGTTGTTCAGTTTTTTAATAACACGTGGTTGATTTTGAAAAACAATGGTAAGGATGTGTTTTTTAATCTTCCAAAAAATAAAAACAAATTATTATCAGTACCATTTGGTGAAGACCATTACTATATAGTAGCATCTTATTTTCAAGGTGATGACGGAGTTGAAACCTATAAATTGTTAAAGAAGAAGCTTAAAAAAGATTAATAAGGAATCGTATCTTTGTGGTATTGTTTAACCCTTAAATTTTTTAACTATGCTTAAATTTTTAAAAGTAGAGGTTGATAGTGTTGACCATATAATTCCTATAAATCATATTTTAGGTATTGAAGTAGGTAGTGATA